CGGTTTTGCATAAAGTATCCGTTCTCAAACACGCTAAATTGAAAGAGTGACCCAAGCATGACTAATGTTGAAATACGACAACCGACTGACCGGAGGTCTTCCCATATCGATATTCGGCCACTTTCTCAAATCCAGCAGTCATGAAGGCAGTCATGATGGTGGTTAATACCGGCATATTTCGACGATCCTGACCATGTAACGCCACGTGACCACCGGATTTGACGACACGCAACGCACCGCGCACCAATGGCTGGACGATCTGTTCTGACCAGGAACGAACATCGGGGTGCCCTTTCACTCCGTAGTCTTCAGTCGCCATGAAGGGTGGACTCGTCATCAACAAATCGAAACGACGTTCGGTATTTTGTAAATATGTCGCGAAATCTTGATTCAGAAACTCCGAATCCACCATACGGATTTTTGCGTAGTCATCCACCAAACGACGACATCCATCAATCGAATCCGGTTGAAGGTCGGTACCGCAAATTGACATTGCCCCGCCACACAGAGCTCCGAGCGTTCGACCACCCCACCCGAGAAATGGATCAATCACATCCCCACCAGAAGCATACTTCTTCACAAGAGCTGTGGCAGCGGATGGGAAGAAATGAGACGGAGCCTTATTTAAAAAAGCCGCATTTCTGTAAAAGAGGCTCTTTGATATAAGTCTACCTGAACTGATAATATAAGCAGCAATCTTCAAGAGAAATTTATCATCGGAATAAGCGTCAGAAAGTGAACGCTTCCCGGAAGCGTTAGAACTAAACCGATTAGTGAAAATGTTATCCAAAAGGCCAAGACCAATCGGTAACTGAGGGAGGGAATTATTGGAAGGTATGCACATTCCCAATTCACGTAAAACAGAGTCTAATTGTTCAGGCTCCGATCCAAGAGGCCATGAACGAATCTTCGTAGTTAACTCAGTCCATGTAGAACAACCATCAAACAAATGATGACGATCCCCATCTCCGAAATTTTGAGACAAAGATAAGGGCCTAAGGTTGTCTAAAGCCCAACACAGTCTGAATTCTTCGTCCTGAATAGAAGTAAACTGGAACATTGATTGAGGGATAATATGATCTACACTAAAACTTTTTGAGATTTCCCAACTCATGCCTGGAGTGAACTGAGATTCAAGATGAAATTTGAGTTCTTCAAGAGAGTAATCGAGAGCTTTAAGAATAGAGGAGTTTTTACTACCTCCATTCAGTTTCAGCGCTTCCCAAACGCGTGATCTAATATTGCCACGCAATCGAAATGATGGATCTGCATAATATTTTCTTTTAAATTCAGCGCGCTTACTATCTCGTTCTATGACATAACGGTCTCGCCAAAGTTTATTTCTACGGGCTTTATTTTCCGGACGTTTCTTATACGCAATGGATTTGGCTATAATTTGAACTGAATTAGCAAGATATTTTTCACGACTTCTTTGTTTAACCAGAACTTTTCGATCGGGTTTAGAAGAATAAGCCTTGTTTTGTGCCTTGATAACTGCTTGAGTAGATAAGTCGTGATATTGACGTTTCCTATTCTCTCGAGCGTCTTTACGTTCACATTCAATGCATTTAGGAGGGTAGTATTTACCCTTCATGAGTCGGAATTTTGAAAGGTCCGACTGTCCACATCCAGGACACGGTTTCTTCATGTCTGAAAATACATTCAAACAGTGAATACTTTTCGACCCCGGCCACCGCAAGGGCAACCAGGGTCGAAAAGGAACGAAACGTTAGTTAAGTTCAACGCGACACGATGAGACGAACCAGGCCGCGTGGGTTGTACGCGCCGATACCGAGATTTTCGAACATCGAGAATCCAATCGTACGTTCCTCGGGGTTGTCAGCCGACAATACAGTCAATTCCGTACGGACCGGAATACGACCGAAGTGCTCGGGCTCGCAGCAGCAGTAGACAACGCCCTTCGGGACGAGACGGCTAACGATGAACTGAGCATTCCAGCCCGTGCTCATCATGCCGGTCTTCCACAGCGTCGCCTGCGACTCGATGTCCAGCACGTCACGACCGAACTTGCGGATGTCCGCGTAGTCCGTCGCATTCATGTAGACGCGAGCAACTCGGAGGTCGTGCGCTTCAATCTCAGCAAACGCGTCCGCGAGGACGGCAGGCGAGATGGGAGCTACCACCGGGATATCAGGGTTCGTTCCGCCCGGAAGCGAATCGAATCCGTTCACCGCGATTGCGTCCATGATTGAGAAAACGCGATCGTCTTCTGCAGCCTGAACCTGCGCCTTACCAAGGTCCTGCATACGCTTCAGGAGGTCGTAACGACGCTCCTTAATCTGCGTCAGCGGGGCCTTTGGCAGAGCCGCGATCTCGAAGAGCGGGAAAATCACGCGACGCGGCTTTGAAACCGCCGTGATCGACTCGCCTTCTTCACCGATGACGTACGCAACGACATCGGGGTCCTTATCATAAATCGGAATCGCGCCATCAGGCAGCTGCTCGACCAAGAAGGTCTTACGACCAACGGACGAGTAGTCCCTGCGTTCGCGAAGCGACTGGATCATCGATGAAGCAAGACGACGACGGCCTGCGCCGGAACCGAGATACTTATCAACGATCTGTTCCTTGATCGAATTATCAACAACTTTAACTCCAAAGCTCATGACTTTATCCTTTCTGTTCCTGCTCAGAAACTGAGAGCAAGGAACATCTCCGCGCTTGTCGCGTCTGGGGTTGAAAGGATAGTGCCCATGCGGGTCACGTCCGGCTCGATAGCAACGCCAGCAGCGCCACTACCCAAAGCAAACAGATTGATCCACTGTGCTTCGTACGAATCCTGCCAGCGATTGGTCAGAAGACCATTTGCCGACGCGTACAACAGATCACCGTTCTCGTAAACGAGAGCTGTTCCGACTACGCCGCCACCAACGGTGGTCTGGACCTGTGTTTCGTAAAGCTTGACGCCCACCGAACCACCGCGTAGGAACGGACCCTTGCCTGAAGCCACGCCAGGCGTGTTTTCAAACGCGTTGCCCAGGGCGTCATTGATGAAGAGTCCGAGGGGACGGGTCTTCTTCACGAACGCCGCAGAAACAAGCGCTGCGCCGCCAGCCGTGTTCGGCCCGACGTCCGGGCGAGTGAAAGCAACCGAACCACCGAGAACGCCCTTCTTGACGTTCACAGGGATTGTGGTGCTCTTTGCCGAGGGCGTCGTAACGACACTCGGGTTGCTCTGCGTAAATCCATCGGAGGCCAAGCTCGGAATCGAGTCCTTAACCAGCGAGTATAGGATACGCAGGGCAGAAGTACTCAAGCGAAAATCGCCCGAGGCCTGACCATTGATATTTCCCATTTACTGTTCCTTCCGCCGTAAATCTAACGTCTAACGTATCATCCAGTCCGTTTTCAGTTGCAGCTTCAGTTCAGTTGCCTGCGAAGCTATCCAACTTCATCTTTCTTTCAGAGCGCCTTGTTTTAGTATTTACGAGATAGTGCCTGTATGCGTATATTTATATATATTGATTATTAGGTAAAACCCTTACGGTATCAAACCTAATGAATCAGGGTCTTTCCCAAAGGTTTTCAAGAACCTGGTCAACGCTCGGCTTGGCCGCCTTCTGCACAGAACCAAGCTTCTTGGCTCCGTTCTTCGTCGAAGCGACGTGACCGGTGAAACCACTTTCACGGTTGCGGGCTTCAAGCTGAGAAGACTGAATTTCACGTTGTGCGTGAACTTCCGGGTCGTCAGCAAAAAGGTCGTCAAGATCAGACGAAAGAACCGGCACACCCGATTCATCATCATCGTCGTCACTGAACGAAATGTCAGAGCCAGCGCCAGGAGCACCGCCAGGAGCAGCAGAGAAAAGAGCCGAAAGGTCATCGGCTGGTGCTGCTGCACCTGGTGCTGCTGGTGCTGCTGGTGCTGCTGCACCGGGCGCACATTGATCACCAAGCATGGATTGAAGCATCTGCATCTCTTCAGGAGAGAGGTCATGCGCCTCTTGTTCCTGTTGAGAAGTGATTTCTTCTGCTTCCTCTGCTTCCTCTTCCTGTTCTTGAGAGGTCTTACCCTCCTGCTCTTCCTGCTCTTCCTGTTCTTGAGAGGTCTTACCCTCCTGCTCTTCCTGCTCCTCTTCCTGCTCTTCTTCCTGAGCGACACGGGAAGCGGCAACAGTCTGAACAATAGCCTTGAGTGTCGGGTCGTCAATCGACATCATGACCGAACCCAGTTTCTCAACGTTCTTTGCATTTGCGCCGTCACCAAGCAAACGGGCAGCAAGCTTTGTGCATGCAAGCGCACGCTTAAACTTTGACTGTTCCGAAAGAGCATTGGGAGAAACGGAGTCGAGACGCTTCAACATAGCGATGATCGACTTGTTCGGGAGTGCCATAAAATCAGTGGCCGCACCCTCAATCAGATTCGTGTTTGAGGTGCGAAGAGTCGCACGAGCCAAACGCTCACAAGCCATGGCCTTACGTTCAGCCGAAACCTTGGCGTTGTCGTACTTACCCTTACCACCCCATTGGTCCGAGTCCTTGTGCTTCCATGTGTCATCACGGAATTCACCGAACCCGACGTCATTCCGTTTGACGGCATCGCCGTCATACTCATCCTTAACGGACATCTTTTCCGCCGGGACAGGGGTCTCCGCCCAGGAATCCGGGTTACCACTCTCATACTCAGTAGGAGATGGTTGGGGATGGTCCTGATTCATTGTATAGACATCAGACTTACGCGAAGTCGCCGCCTGACGCGGGGTCTCGCTTTTATTACTTTGCCAGGTGGATCGAGCTCGCATATTATAAAATGCCTCCTGAAGAACAACGGTTAATGAGAAACCTAAAAATTCGAGGCGGAGGCTATCCGCCCTTTCCAGATGAGGAATTTTTCCTCACCAACCGAGAGATCCCGTCCAAGCTTCATTTTGCAACTGGCAAGAAACGAGGTTTTACTCGGGAAATTAGATATCGACCCAGTCTTCATTGCAGTTTTATAAAGATTGGGAGAGTAACTGTGTCCCCGAACGCGATCTTCGATCCATGAAAGGACTATCAAATCTTTCGAGGTCATCTTGGATGCTCGAACTGCCTTCGAACCGCCTTCATGAACTATGCGATAGTGTTTTGAGGCCCACTTGTGAATGTTTGGAGACTTAGGAAATGTCTTTCTAACACGACGGTCAAATTCATTCGATGAACGAACTATGTTATCGTTTCCACGCTCCAGAGAAGGAGCGACAATAGAACCAACGTCTTCAGGTTTAGGCTCGAGCTTCTCGCCTAGTTTATCAACCAAAATTGACAAAAGTTGTTCTTGGACCTTATCAAGCATCTCGTCAAGTTTATCAGGCTTAGGTTGACCAGAATCTTGACCGCCACCCTGATCCGCGCCCTGATCCTGATCCGCGCCCTGATCCGCGCCCTGATCCTGATCCTGACCACCGCCCTGATCCTGACCCTCGCCCTGATCAAATAAACTGTCAAGATCCTGATCATCTTGATCTTCGCCTTGAGCAATTCGCGAAGCAGCCTTCTTCATGCCCTTCGGGAGAGGCTTTTCCGAACGAAGACTGTAAATTTTACGAGCTTCGTCGATGTTGGAAGCAACCTGAGTGCTGTCAGGATTAAGAATGTTTCGACGAACTGCACCACGGAAAGCAGGATTACGAACCCACGATGCTTCGATAAATTGATTTGAATTCGGAACTGATGCATGGCCGATAAGTTCGGCCACAGGATGTTCAATACCCTGTTCATCTGCAAATTTTGTCCCTTTGCCAAGATAAAGGACACACGGACAGAGTTGAGCATCGTCTGATGCTACGTTCCCGCATCTTGTACAAACAGTGAAAAGGGATATGCAATTAGAAACCCCAA